CTGCAATACGTCAAGCCTGCTATAATGCAAATGATAAGGCAATACTTTACTTACACATAGACCAACCTGCTAACTATGTTAAAGGGTTTGTTCACCCATTAGGTAACGTGATGTTGAATAAGTACATGGCTACAATGCTCAAGCCATTGTTATTAGCTACCAATTTTATTGAAGATGTGTTAATCTACAACGGTCAAAAAGTTGATTACGATTTAGACAAGTTTAGAACAATTGGATTGAACTTAGGAGCGGGAAATATATCGAGGTGGTACTTTCAAGCGTTCCCTGAATTGACTTGTGATTTATTTAAACCAACAATCGAGATAAAGCTATCAAGAATATTGAATGAAACAATTGTCATCAATAGAACTGAACGCTATCAGAACGGGCAAATTGATTATTCAATACTCAATCAATATAAAAACCCTAAGTACTTTGTGGGAACTGAACACGAATTTCATTTAATGAGTAAAATGGTCAAGAACTTACAATATCAGGAGGTATCAAACTTTTACGAATTAGCAGACTTAATTAACAATTGTAAAGTATTTATTGGCAATCAATCAATGAACTTTGCAATAGCTGAACAATTAAAATCAAATAGAATCTTAGAAACTTATTTCGGATGTCCTAATGTAATACCTTGCGGGGGTAAAGCATTTGACATATTTAATCAAGAAGGATTTGAATATGCACTTAATCAATTTTTAAAATGAGAGAACACTATACCAAAACACCCGAAGGTAGTTACAAGTCAAACTACTTCAAAAAGCCTGAAGATATTTACTTAGATGAATATTGGAGTTCAAAACAAAATCATTCAACTATTCACGAACAAGTTAACAACGTAAGAGAAAAGAATGAACTTGTAAAAGAAGCATTAACCAATATTGACCCTAAAACTATTTTAGAAATTGCCTGCGCTCCTGGTATTCTTTTAGGTGAATTATCTGAAAGTTTCCAAACACATGGAATCGAGGTTGATGAAAGTTACAAAAATGATATTCAACATTTGGCACAATCTGCTAAACTTCATTTCGGTTTCTTTCCTGAGATTTCTCAAGATTGGCAACCTGAAACATTCTCAAACATTATAGCTTTAGACGTATTCGAACACGTTGAGGACGGAATGGCATTTTTAAAAGAGTGCCACCGATTACTTTGCGAAGGTGGGAGGCTAATTATTCAAGCCCCGATAATGTTTGAACCTGATGTTATGGATGAAAAGCAATTCCACGAAACTGAACATATTTGGATTTATTCGCTCGACCACATATTAACAATGGCAGGGCGGTGTGGATTATTGTTAGTTGAATATAGTCAATGGAAATTAGGGCATGAACAAATAGTTTTTGAAAAATGAAAATACTTCAAGTTTGTGACAAGAAAATAAGCGGAGTCGAATATCACCGTCTACTTATTCCACATGGAAAGCTAAACGAATCTGAGGAAGTCGAGATAACAACTGCTCACATCATTGACCATTTGCCCGACTCATTCTTTCATCAATTCGATTTAATCGTTTCAAGTTCGGTAGTTTCAAAAATGGGTTTTCAGGAAATACTCTGGAAACAACTTAAACGAATCGGAATCCCTGTTATAATTGATAGGGATGATACATGGGTGTTGCCGCATAATCACCCGCTTAAAAAAGATTGGGTTAGCAAAAAGACCGCTCAACAGATTACCTACAACTTACAGCAAGCAAATGCAGTAATGGTAACGACTGAACACCTTGCAAACATGGTGAGTCCTTTGAATAAAAATGTTTACGTTATTCCAAATGCAATCGACTTTAGTCAGGACCAATTCAAACCTGATCTAAAAGTTAAGCGAATGAAAACGGGTCACATTCAAATAGGTTGGTCAGGTTCAGTAACGCATCACCACGATTTAGTTTTACTTGCTGAATCATTCCTACAACTAAAGTCAGACCCTGATACACAAAACAAGTACAGACTAATCTTGAGCGGATTCATTGAAGGCGATGCTATGTGGAAAGAGTACGAAAACATTTTCACAAGTGGTTACAGAATAAGTCAAGAACAATACTGCAGGATAAATGGAATGGATGCCTTCACTTATGCCAGTGCTTATGATATGTTTGACATTGGTTTAATCCCTCTAAAAGATACACCCTTCAATAGATGCAAGTCTGAATTGAAAATGCTTGAAATGGGTGCAAAAAAGGTATCTGTAATCGTTTCAGATGAATATCCTTACACTAACATAGCAAAGAATAAAAAGAACTGTTTGGCAGCAAATAAAAAAGAATGGTTTAAACAAATAAAAAAACTCATAACTTTGCCTGAGTTAAGAAGTGAACTATCTGAAAACCTTTACAATGAGGTTAAAGAGAATCACAATATAGAAAAGGTAAACGAATTAAGATTAGAATTATACAAGGAGGTAATAAATGCCAGTAACAAAGTATAGCGAAGAACTATTTGAAAGCATTTGTAGTAAAATAGAAACATCTGCGATAGGGTTGCATATTATCTGTAAGGAATCAGGAATTGCCCCTAAAACCTTTTATTCGTGGCTTGATGACGAAACTTTGCGTAACAGATACACCCGCGCAAGGGACATTCAAGCTGACTTATTAGCTGACCAAATTATACAATTAGCAGATGATAATAGCCGTGATACTCAGGCGGGTGAGTTTGGTGAGGTAGGTAATGCAGCCGCGATTCAAAGAAGTAGATTACAAGTTGAAGCCCGCAAATGGATAGCAGCCAAACTAAAACCTAAGAAGTACGGTGATAAGGTAGAAGTTGACCAAACAATCAACGTCAATAAATTACCTGATTGGTTAACCGCTCCTATTGAAAACAGCAACTCAAATAAATCTGAATAGCAAAAAAGGCGGGTTTTAATTAAACTAACCACCATTCACATAAATAATGACCTTATTCAATCCTAACTTTATACACTTACAGAAATCCCTTGCAGAAGGTAACTCCCGAATAGTTGCCCTGCAAGGGGGTTGAGTACACGCTCAGGAAAAACGTATTCAGCCCTTCAATGGTTGATACGTCAATGTATGACTTATGAGGGCATGACTATATCAATAGTTAGGAAAACATTGCCCGCTCTTAAGATGTCTGCAATGCGTGACTTTATAGACATATTAAAATCAATCGGGCAGTACAATGAAGCCCTACATAATAAAACCGAAAACATCTACTATCTGAATAAGAACATAGTAGAATTTTTTAGTTTAGACGTAGCAGACAAAGTAAGAGGTCGTAAGCGTGACATATTATTTATCAATGAAGCTAATGAGTTGGAGTTAGAAGATTGGCGTCAATTACTTTTAAGAACATCAGGAAAGGTTATTATCGACTACAACCCCTCAGACTTCGAACATTGGATTTATGACCATGTATTGACCCGAGAAGATTGCTCAACTTTAATAACCACTTACAAAGATAATCCTCACCTACCTGATGCACTTAAAAGAGAGATTGAAAGTCTTAAAGATGCAGACCCTGAGTATTGGAAGATATTTGGATTAGGTGAAAGAGGGCAGTTAGTTGGATTAGTCTTTAACAATTGGGTTAATTGTTTGGCAGTTCCTGAGAATGCGAAGTTCATAGGGCATGGATTGGATTGGGGTTTTACGAATGACCCGACCGCATTAGTTTCAGTTTACAGACGTGACAATGAATTGTACTTAGTTGAGAAACTTTACGAAAGAGGATTAACTAATCAGGACATTGCCAAGAAAATATCTGAATTAGGAATCAACAAAAGAGATGAAATCTTTGCTGATAGTGCCGAGCCTAAAAGTATTGAGGAAGTTTATAGAATGGGGTTCAACATCAAACCAACGGCAAAGGGTAAGGACTCGATTATTAATTCAATCGACATTCTTAGACGTTTTAAAATCTTTTTAATTGGGTCTAATCTGCAAAAGGAATTCAGGACGTATAAGTGGAAAACAGATAAGGCAGGCAAGGCAATTAACGAACCTGTGGACTTCAATAATCACTTAATTGATTCATCACGTTATTTAGCTTTAATGAAACTAAACGAGAACTTAAAAGGCAAATACGTTACAATTCGAGCCTAAATTAATACTTTAAAACAATGCGAAAGATATACGAAGAATTAAACCTAAGTCAAGCAATCGAACTAAATTCTATTAATAAGAATTTGGACCGCTTGGAATACGCAGCGAATAGACTTGCAATCGTGTTCAAAGTTCCTGTTGTGGAAATCTACAAAAGAGAAGTTGAAGATATATTTGCATTAGATAATAAGTTGAGCCAACTTGAAAGTCTACCAATAGCAGCAAAGTTAAAAGATAAGATTAAGATTGGCGGCAAGTGGTTTAAGGTTGATTACAACGTGAGTAAATTAACAGCGGGCCAATTCATCGACATTCAGCACTTCGCATCAACTGACCCCGCAAAGAATGTTCATAAGATACTTGCATCAGTAATTAGACCTATTGGCGGTTGGTGGGGATTGGGAAAGGTTGAGGAGTATAACGGTGATAACCATGAGGAGATAAGTAATCACTTACTTGAACACATGACAATCTTACAAGCCTATCCTATTACGCTTTTTTTTTGCCAAATATTAAACAACTCATTGAAAGATATCCAAACTTATTCCCTCAATCAACTAAGGGAATTGGAGAGGAAACTCAAGGAAACGAATTCGCAAAAAAATGGGGATGGGTTGCAACCATAGACAATCTGTCAAACAATGATAAAACGAAATGGGATTACTTCTTGAACCTACCAATTATTCAATTCTTAAACTTATTAAGTTACCACATAGATCACTCAGAAGAAGTCAGGAGAGCAGCCAGTGAAAAAAGTAGATTATAAACAATTATTAGGTGACTTGGGTGAAGACCCTGACCAATACGGAGTAGTGCAATTTGATACTATAATCGGAAAGGCTTTGTATCAATTTGCATCAGCACTAACAGACGTTTTAAAATCTAACTTAACCGAAAAGCAAGCCTACTATTCTGAATCGGAACTGCTTCAAAGTATCATTGCCTTGCCCGTTCAAACAAGAGGAAAGAATTACTTAGTAACTATTCAAGGGAATGATTATGCCTTCTTCGTGGATAAGGGTGTGAGCGGTACTCGACAAAAGTTTAACAGCCCATTTAGTTTCAAAAACGAATATGTTTCCCAAAACTTCAATAAGTCTTTACGAAAGTGGATTTCAAAAAGAGGCATCCCGATTCAATCAAGATATTCACAGACAAGAAACTTAACCAAGCAACAAAGAGCGAAAAAGCAGATAGATGAGAAAACTAAAATGGCTTATGCAATGGGAGTAAGTATCAAAAGAAAAGGACTTAAACCAACTTTGTTC